CGCCACATCGTCAAGTCCCAGCTTCTCCGATCTCTTGAGCCCGTACATAAGGCCAAAGTTCACGAAGCGAGTAAGACGGAAAGGATTTTCACGAAGGACAACAGAGCCAGGACCATCATCCACGCCCGGAGGCGCAGGGCAGGTCTGAAACTGGCCACGTTTCCATTGTTCCGCAAGCGGCGCAAGCGGAGTGAACGCGAAGTTCGTCGAATTGATGTTCACGAACCGACGCGACACGTAAACCTTTCCAACGGAAGGCGAAAGCCCAACAAAAGCAGAGATCGCTGCCCACAACCGCCGCCCCAATTCAGTCGTCTTGAAGGCACAATCGTCACCATTGATCAACAGCGGAAGGCTGGACAAGGAGAGTCTTGTTCCCGCCGCCCGCTCGAGAGCAAGGCGACAGACGACAAAGTTGGCGAGACACAGAACCGGGAACGACGTGACAGACCCCATCAGCTGACCATTTTGCTGAGGTTTCTGCACTCCGTCGTGCTCGAGAATGTGTCCCGTCAAGGAGCGGTGGAACAGGCGTCGTTCCAGTTCAGACAGGCAGAGACGGTCAGAGAGAGCGTCGACCACAAGTTCTGACATCTTCGAGTCAAGCTCGTTGGTGGCATTACTGTAGTCGCCGCTCACAAAGACCTGGTCTTCTGCTAGGGACGATCCCAGCGCGTGGAAGAGAATACGCGAACTGACGGGTCGGCCAATGAGCTGAAAGACACGCTGCTTGGACAGCTGAGTCCAAAGGTATCTCTGCAAAGGCTTGAGCGCGGTGTTGAGAAGAGCAGGGCCCTTGGTGATGACGCGAGTTTTCAGCGCCTCCGCCAGGGCCACAGGCTGCGCGACCGGAACCTCACGGTCTGCCTCGTCACACAGTCGGGCGTAGAACTGCGCAAATCTACGCCGAAGCTCGGAATCGTCCGCATCCAAACTTCGACCTCCGATCGTCTCCTCGGGATTGACACGAATGTCAACACCGCAGGATTCGCGACGCAAACCCAGAAGCAAATCAGGGTGCTCGCGAAGCAAAGCTCCAATGGCTCCCATGTTGCTGCGGGAACTAATGTAGTTTGCTGACGTCGAAGGAAAGAAGGGTCGCAGGCGCTCATTGAGTGTGTATCCTCCTTCCGGGAACAGCTGTTCAACCGAACGGCGGACTTCAGAGGCGATAAGGTCCCAATCGACGGCCAGAACGTGCCCCACCTCAGCGATCTCCTCGTCTGCCGAATCAGCCCAAGAGGCGATTCGTGCGGTCGGAAGACCATCGGTGAGAAACACGGCACGTGGCCGATTTCGAGCGGTCGTCAATTCAGCGAAGGTCTTCGCGGCGGCCAGGGCAAGCATCGCTTGGTCCGGTCGCGGGAGACCCTTCTTCGCTTGAAGGACATTGACGGCCAACGTCATCAGTCGTTCGTACTCCGCTGTAGCTGCGGGTTCGGCTGACTTCGTTTTCAACGCGTGCACGAAGCGTCGCGCGCGTCGTCCCCCAACCACCTGAAGCGGGTTGTCGGGATCTGGGAAAGGTTGAGCGGGCAGCTCAACGTCCATCAGGGCAGAAAAGAAGGCGGCAAGCTTGTACTTCATCAGCTTGAACGAACCTTCCAGCCCGGGAGCAATCTTCGCAGCCAACTTGACCCAATGGTCGAGAAGGCGGCGTTGCGCGGTAGTCTCAAGGACTCCGCCAGGATTGCTTCTGATGTACCCTGACACTTCGAAAGCTTCGAGAAGTGTTTCCAGGGCCTCCCAGAGAAACTTCTGCTCCATCGGCAAACTCTCCGCAAACAAACGCGGACTGGTCTTGCGGCCAGCGTAACCTGCGCGATGATGCAATGCGCGGTCACGAGAAAGAACCCGCTGTTGTTGCGCGTAGCCGATGGGCACCCCTTGCTGCCCAAGCAAGGAGGCGAGAGATGACCTTGACGCAGGTCCTTCCTCTCGCATTTGACGTGAACTTTGGTGCTTGTGCTCCATTGTATCGCGGTGTTGACTGAA